AGATTTTTTAGCAGCTTTATAATCTCTAGCTTGGTTTTTCATATTTTCAGTTTTAGCAACAAATCCTGTAGGATCATTATCTTTAGTATATCCTTTTCTTTTTGCTGTTGCTTCTCTAGTTGAAATTCTTTTATCACCAGCTTTTTCTAAATTACCAAACTTAGAAGTTCTATTCATACCTGCATATAAATCTGTTGCAGGATTACCAGCTATTCTTTGTCCATCAACACTTCCACCTCTAACATTAAAATATGTTTTATTTAAAGCTACAGCTCCTGCTGATTCACCAACTGGTTTTCCTATAACTTTAGCAATCTGAGCTACAGGCCCACTAGTTAATACTCTTCCTACACTATCTGCTAAAGTTTTTAAACCTGTGCTAACTTTTTTAAGTGTAGTTGGTTCTACTTCTATATCTTCTGTAGGCTGTGTGCCTGGATCTGCTTCTATATCCGTACCACCTATTTGTGCTGTAGGATCAGTTCCAAAAGAACCTATAGTTGGTTGTGTAGATTTAACTTCTTTAATTCCTAATGATGCAGCATCAGATGTCATAGCTGCTCTAGCTTCTGGTGTAGTAGATGTATATTCTGGTCTGCTAATTATTCCGTCTTTAACTGATGCATCAAATGCTTTAAATGGACTACCTAAAGGTTTTTTATCTGTAAATATACCTGGGCCTTTTATTTCAGCAGCTTTAACTCCAGTACCACCTCTCATAATATCATCTTGATAAGGAGTTGCACCAGACATTTGATCCATACTACCCCCTCTGTCTCCAAGCATAGATGGTCTACGTAAATCTGCTAATTGTTCAGCATAAGTTTTAGTTGGCCTTTCTTCACCTATAAAAGAACTAGTTAAACTTTCTCTAGTCATAGGTAATTGTGGATCAATTTTTTTAGCATCTTTTAGCATTTGACCTGTATAGTCAATTGCTTCTCCACCACCTGTCTGCTTAACTAACTGTTCATAAGGTTTGCTTATATCAGTTGCTTCATCTTTTTCTGGTTCTTTCTCTGGTGTAGTAGTAGTAGTTGTACCTAAATCAGGTATAGTCAAACTTTTAACAGGAGTAAATCCAACTTTTTTATATGAGTATTGTCCTGTAGAAGGGTCTTGTACTAATTCAAAAGTACCACCACCAATTCTATTTACATCAAAAGTTGTTGCCATTTTATTCCTTATTGCGTTTGTTTGCTTCCTTCAGGTTCAAGATTTGGCGAACTAAAGCCAGCTTCCCCTGGCATCGGTACATTACCTGTTCCGATGTTGCCACCTCCAGCTCCTGTTGGATCTGTTGGCGAAGCTCCTGTAGGTACTTCTCCAGTCTGTCCCATTTGACCTTGTCCTCCAGCAGAGGTTGTATTGTTTTGATTTCCATTTGCCATCCCCATTATTTGTGCATAGATCGCAGCTTTCTCTGGATCATTAATTAATTGATCTGGATCTATATCCAAAGACTTGGCAATTTCTTTTAAACAAGTATGCCATTTTACAAATGGTGCAAGTGCAGGATTAGATGCAGTTTGCATAAATGTAATTAGTCTTTGTGATCTAACTTCTTTCTGCATTAGAGACGAAGTCCCTTGTGCTTTTACTTCCAGATCGCCTTTGATATTGGGAGACTCTTCATTAAATTGCATGTTCCAATGATATAAAGATTCTCCAAGGGGTTTCAAAAGATAGTCGTCAATATTTTTTATAACTGTTTTAATACTTAGTGCAGCAGCACCCATCAACATAGACATACCAGATGCAGTTCTAGTTGTGGACTGAACACCTGTTGTACCGTGTGAGTATGATGGTATACCTGTAGACTCATCAGCTAACTGTCTAAACTTATCAAACATTTGTAAGTTCTCTTGTGCAGTATTTGGAAATTTAACTCCATGTACTGCTTGACCAGTTTGACCACTTTGTCTTCTAAATATTTTACCAGGAAATACTTTCATGTCTTGTCCTGGAACTAGCATTGTTTCATCTACATCAAATACTAAGTTACCTGCTAGTGCTAAGTTATCAATAGCCATTCTTGCATGACCATTCATAACCATCTGTGAGTCTTCCATATTTTCTGGAATACCTACTCCAAAAAATTGATATGGATTTAATTCATATGGGCATACTAAATATGGAATACGTTTTGGTGTAAATGGATTCTCTACCATTCTTAAAACTTTACCACCACATATCCATACATTAACATGTATTACTTCAGAATCAGTTGAATAATATACGCCACATTCATCTGCAGTTTCTCTATCAATTGTTCCCCAGTATTCTAATACTTCGTATCTATTTTTATAAATACTTGTAACGTTTTCTCTATCATACAATGAAGATTCAAATCCTCTTGTTTGATAGTTTGGCCCCATCTCTAAACATTCTTCAATAGCCTGTTTATTAAACATAGGCTTTTCAGTTAAATCTTGTAATTGTTGTTTATTAAAAGAATGTCTTTGAATTACATAATCACAGTCTTGAATGTTTGTAGCATTTGGATCAGGATAAAAATCCCAACATGATACAGCCTCAATAGATGGAACTGATTTAGTTTTTGAAATTTGTACTTTAGCTATATTACCTTCTTCATCTTCAGAAGTATCATAACTATTATATGTTTTAGCATCTGTAAAAGGCCCTTTTAAAATTCCTGTACCTAGTAATGCCATTTCAAAAAACACATGTCTTAGAACTGTAATTACTTTACTTTCTTCTAATTGATCATGTATTAATTTTTGCATTGCCTCTGCAGCTAATTGTGCAGGTTCAATTTCTGGAGTACCTGTATAGGATGGCCCTTCTTCAAATCCTAAGTTTTGATATTCTTGAGCAAGATCTCTCATTAACTCAGTAGCAGTTGTACCAGGTGGTATTTCTTTATTATCTCCTGGAAAACCATAAGGATCTTGTGGTTCTTCTGATTGCTGCTGTTGTTTATTTTTTAAATGAGCTTTCTCAACAATACCTTCAGTCACAGAAGTTGGACTGATTCCTAAAGGAAATTTACCTTGAGAGAAAAGAACTTCTATAATCTGACCAAATGATGCAAGTACTTTAGTCTTTGTTATTTTAACAAATACTCTAGACTTCTCATTATCTCTAAATGCCATTTCTGGCCCGTATAAACCTCTATAGTTTCTGTAAGACTGCAGCCATCTTTTTTCATCATAGACTTTTGCTGTCTCTGCTTCTTGAAACTTAGATCTTACTAGGCCAACTAAAGCATTGTTCTCGGATTCATATCCTTCGTTCTTTTCTTTATCTTCTTCCATCAAAACTAATAATCTCTTTCTTCAGCCATTCTAAAGATTGCTGGATCTACTTTTGATTTTGACTTGCCTTTTGCATCATTACCATCACCAGCTGTAGAACCTTGTGTTACTTTTGAATTAGGATCTATTGCTAGTTTATCGTTTGGTCTTTTTGCTACATCAGGTGCAAGTTCTCCGTGCATATATCTTTTCATCATTTGGTTTGCCCTCCTATTAATTAATAATCTTTTTCGTCTGCCATTTTAAATAAGCTATCTTGAACATGCTCTGAACCTGACTTAGTAGGTACATCATTATCTGCTAAGTAATTAGCAGACTCATATTTTCTAGGTGCATGTTTTGCAAAGTCAATATTCTTTGATTCCCTGTTAGGCTGTTTGCCTTCAGGTGCATCACTTAATTGACCTTGTTCTACTTTAGCTTTTGGATCAAATTTTGTTTCCATTGCTGTCTCCTATATTTTTATCTTTTTTATTTTTAATATATTTTTAGTTGGTATGGTAGTATGCCCACCACCTTGTTTTACTTCTTTGTCATTTTCAAAATTAAAATCTGACATTAGTATAGTCACATTTTCATCTTGTTTTATTAACCATCCAACCGTGCAACATATGGCAGTTGTGGATTTTTTTATATCATTAAGATCTATCCATGAGCAATCTGCAATGATATCTTCCCAGTATGCTAATACTAAATCATACGGAAAAAATTTCTTTTGTATCTCTGGTAATTTTCTTTTATTTTGCATGATCAAATTTTACATTGCCTGCTACAGAAATTCTCTCTACATCAGAATTAAATGAAGTTACATAGTGTCTTAAGTTTCCAGGAAACATAAACATAACATTCTTCTCTGGTGTAAATGATCTTTCTGCTATTGTATGTGCTCTTTCTTCACCATACAAAAAAGATAATCTACCTGGTGCTACTCCTGTTTCTTCTTGCTTTTCACCTATCATAGCTATAGGTGCATTTAAATGTAATGCAAATGAAACATCAGCACCTGGATGTATATGTACTGGGTTGTGCTCTTTTGGTTTCTGGAAGTTAATCCATAAACTTACTAGCTTACCTTTAACTGCAACATGAGAACCAAGTTGTCTATACCATCCATGTATCCATGAATCTATATAAGGTTGAAATTCTTTTTGATAATATTTTAAATTATCGTATTTAAATTCTTTTTCTATTTTTCCTGCTAGGTGATTTCTATGTGATGTTCTTAAGTGTCTTCCTTCACTTAATAGCTTTTCACATAAACTTTCTTTTACCGTCATCTTTGCTAGATAAGGGCCCCATAAAAAATAATTGTGTGTAGGTAATTCCATTAATATCCGAATTTGTTATCTGCTGGTTTAAACTCAGGGGTAAACAAGGGTTTAAATCTTTGTGCATATTTGGGGTGCATGGGTCTACTCATACATCCGTAACGTAATGCATCATATGCATGATCCTCAGCATTTGTATCAACGTCTTCGGGGTTCTTCTTATCTGTAGGTAATGTACTCATCGTTCTAATTAAATTTCTACAGTTCTTAAATACTCTAAGTCCTGGTTCTTTATCATTAACTAGTAAACGTTTATGAATCTCTAACTTACCACTAATTCTACTTTTAGGTGATCTATCGGATTGTCTCCATCGACATCCTTGTTGAATCATTGTCTCTGCAATACTAGGGCCTACATCACCTCTCTTTGCCCAGGTACTTGAGTCGAGTACACCATATTGAATATACTCACCTGATTCTAATTCTAAGACTTGTCTTGCGAAAATATCTGCCGTAACTTTGGAAGTATATAACTCTCTATAGAGCCACAGATTATTATTGTAATCAACAGCAAACCATAGCACACAAGCAGGAGAAGAATAACCCCAGTCAGCAGCACGAAACTTATACCATCCTTTAGGAATTTCAAAGGGTTCAACAACATGTGTTGTTTTGCTAAACTCAGGAAAAGCTGAATCTTCATAGGCATCCCAATCTCCATCTAAAAATTGTTTACGCTGTATATCAGGTAAAGATGCAAGCATAGCGTAGTAGTCATCTGTTTGCATCAGATAAGGATTGTCTTGTAACTTTGCAGGAATAAATCTACGTGTGATAGTTTTTACTCCGACAGGTGTGTCTATTTTTAT